AGCTTGGGGAATGCGATTGATAGTGGCGACTGGACGCTGACCTATTACCTGCGCACCAATACGGCAAGCGAAGGCGCGACTGTAGTGGGCAGCGCTTATGGGACGGGCTGGGAATTTACGATCGCTGCAAGCACTAGCGCGGATTTTGCTGCTGGTGATTGGTACTGGCAGGCGATTGCGACATATGGCAGCGAGAAGGTAACGCTTGGTGCTGGCCAGCTGACTGTGCTCGCGGCGCTCGATTACACCGGCTCGCCTGGTGCATTGGATGGCCGCACACAGGCCGAGATTGACTTGGCAGCAGTGAAAGCTGCAATCCGATCAATTGTTAGCGGCGGCGGGGTCAAGAGTTACAGCATTGCTGGCCGCAATTTGCAGAAATATGAATTAGCGGATTTGATTGCTTTAGAAAGTAAACTAAAGGCTGAGGTGAACCGTGAGCGAGCAGCTGCTTTGATCGCAAATGGTTTAGGCAACCCTCACAACCTTTTCGTCCGATTCTGATGGGCCTCCGCACTCGCTTATTTAGGGCATTGGGTTTTGAGCCAATCCGCCGCCGTGGTCGGCGCATGTATGACGGCGCAACAACGGGCCGGCTGCTGAATGATTGGATTGCAGGCGGCACCAGCGCTGATGCGGAGATCAACGGCAGTTTGAGCCGGTTGCGCAATCGTGCGCGGCAGTTGGTGCGTGATTCGGACTATGCGAAACAGGCCAAGCGGGCAGTAGTCAACAATGTCATTGGGACTGGCATCAAGCTGCAGTCGCAGGTGATGATGCAGCGCGGCGGCAAGCTTGACGAAGCTATCAACGATCAGGTTGAGCGTGCTTGGAAGTATTGGGGATATAAGAGCTATTGCGACGTGGCTGGCAAGCTGTGTTTTGCCGACATCGAGCGCATGGTTGTTGGTGCCATGTGCGAGTCAGGCGAAGTTTTCATCAGGTTGATCAAGCGACCATTTGGCGGCAGCAAGATTCCGTTTGCGCTGCAAATCATTGAGGCCGATCAGCTTGATGAGACCTACACCGGCAAAAGCAGCGCAGCAGGCAATGAGTGGCGCATGGGCGTTGAGGTTGATGCGTTCGGCCGCCCTGTGCAATACGCCTTCCTCGCCAAGCACCCTGGCGATGCACCGTTCACAGGCGCACCTGGCAAGCGGCATTTGATGCTGCCTGCTGATGAGGTGTTGCATCTGTTTATCAGCGAGCGGCCGGGCCAGACCCGTGGCGTCACTTGGTTCGCTAGCGCAATCAAGCGGTTGCACCATTTGACTGGATACGAAGAAGCCGAGGTGGTGCGTGCGCGTGCTGCCAGCAGCTTGATGGGTTTCATTACGAGCCCTGAGGGCGAGCTTTATGGCGATGAAGTATTGAACAATGAGCGGGTTAGCAATTTCCAGCCGGGCGTTTTCAAGTATCTGCAGCCTGGCGAATCAGTAACGGTGCCGCAACTAGATGCACCTGATGGCCAGTTTGAACCGTTCACAAGGGCAATGCTTCGCGCTACAGCGGCCGGCATTGGTACTTCATACGAAACGGTCAGCCGTGACTACAGCCAAAGCAACTACAGCAGCAGCCGTCTGAGCTTGCTGGAGGATCGCGAAAACTGGAAAGCAATCCAGCGCTATTTGATGGAAAATTTCCATCAGCCGGTTTTTGATGCTTGGCTTGAGATGGCGGTCATGAGTGGCAAGCTGAATTTGCCAGCGTATGAAACGCAGCCGGAACGCTACCGCCGCGTGAAATGGTGCCCGCGCGCTTGGGGTTGGATTGATCCGCAGAAAGAAGTTGCGGCATATAAAGAGGCAGTCCGATGCGGCTTCAAGACCCAAGCGCAAGTCATTGCTGAGCAAGGCGGCGACATCAACGAGCTGATGGCTGAGCGTCAGGCAGAGCTAGAGCTTGCTGATGAACGTGGCATCTCGCTGGACACTGACCCACGGGCGGAGCAGGCTGCGCCATTGCCCGAGCCTCCGTTGGAAGAGGTTGAGGAAGAATTGAGCGATGATGAAGGATAGACTTAGGCAAATTGCCGCTACAAGTATGGAAGAAGAACACACCAAGGAACTTGAGTTAGACGCGGTTGAGCCTGAAACTCGCGACCTAACCGGCAAGTATCAGCGCGCCGAGTTGACAACCTTCGATGAGGTTGAGGATCGCACTTATGAGTTCCCATTTAGCTCTGAGTATCCGGTCGCCAGATATTTTGGCAACGAAATTTTGAGCCATGAGTCTAAAGCGGCTGACCTCAGCCGTTTGAATGACAGTGCTCCGCTGTTGTTCAATCACAACCCTGATCGCGTGATTGGAGTTGTCGAACGTGCATATATCGACGGCGACAAGCGTCGTGGTTATGCGCGTGTGCGGTTTAGCCGCAATCCATTCGCCCAAGAGGTCTTGGGTGATGTGAAAGATGGCGTGCTTAGAAACGTCTCTTTCGGCTATTCCATTGACAAAATGGAAGAGCGAGGCAATGGCGATTTTGTCGCCACGGCCTGGTCTCCTTATGAAGTGAGCGTGGTTTCTGTGCCTGCTGATGCAAGCGTTGGAATCGGGCGATCTTTAGAAGAGCCTAAAACCGAACCCGCTGCCTCGGCAGCACCTACACCCGATCCCATTTTGGAAATGGAAAACACCACCCCTGATCTGGCAGTGGTGCGGGCCGAAGCCGCTGAGGCTGAGCGCTCCCGCATTGCTGGCATCACTGCACTGTGCGCCAAGCACGGTTTTGACGACATGGGCCGTCAGCTGGTTGAGTCTGGTCGTTCCTTGGACGAAGCTCGTTCTGCTGTATTGGATCAACTTGGCGCCAAGCCTGTTGAAGCCGTCAAGCCTGTCGAGATGGATCAGCGCGACGCTGCTTCCTACAGCATCTCCGCTGGTATCCGTGCTGCTTTGAGCGGCGACTGGACTTCACGCGAAGCTGGTCTCGTGCGTGAGATGAGCCAAGAAGTGCAGCAGCAGTCTGGTTTCAGCCAGTCTGGCAAGCGCGGTTTCTTCGTGCCCTTCTCTGCTCTGAGCAAGCGCGCCACCTATGTGACCTCTGGCGCCACCACCGGCGGCAACCTGGTTGCCACCGACCTGATGGCGGATGAGTTCATCGAGGCACTGCGGAACAATTCCGTGATGCTGAACCTCGGCGTTCGCACCATGACCGGCCTGGTCGGTGATGTGGCAATCCCTCGTCGTTCCGGTGTTGCTTCTACCTATTACCTGAGCACCGAAACCACCGCTATCACTCAGTCTGAGTCCACCTTTGATCAGGTGACGCTCAGCCCCAAGAACCTGGCTGCTCTGTCCAAGTACAGCCGCCAAACCCTGCTTCAAGCCACTCCTGGCATTGAAGACCTGGTGCGTCGTGACCTTACTGACGGCATCAACCTTGGCATTGACCTTGGCATCCTCAACGGCTCCGGCTCCGCCGGCCAGCCCACCGGCATCCTGAACACCTCCGGCATCGGCAGCGTGGCTCTGGGCACCAACGGTGGCGCCATCACCGTCAACTCACTGGTTGACCTTGAAGAGCAAGTGCTGATCGATAACGGCGCGGTGAACCGTGACGCTATCGCTTACGTCACCAACGCCAAGGTGTTGGCTGAGCTGAAGAAGCTTCGTGCTGGTGGATCTACCACCACCGACGGCGCCTACCTGGTGAACGATCAGCTGGACGCAATCGGCCGCGGCGGCACCCCTGCCACCGTGAACGGTTATCCGCTTTATGTCACCAACCAGGTTCCTAGCAATTTGACCAAAGGCACCAGCTCGGGCGTCTGCTCTGCTGTGCTGATGGGTGACTTCAGCCAGGCCATGGTTGGCTTCTACGGCAACGGCATCGAAATCGTTGTTGGCGAAGATAGCGATGACTTCAGCAAGGCTCTGACCAGCGTTCGTGCAATCGTCTCTTATGACGTTGCCGTGCGCCACGCCGAGAGCTTCGCTGCCATCCTCGACGTGACCACCTGATGATGAGGCGGGGCCAGGCAACTGGCCCCTTTTTTCTTATGCGCGTTTTAATCGTTCGGACCTGTTGCGCACAGCAGCAGCACCTCGAAGAGGGCAAGGTCTATGACTTGGACAGCAGCGCAGCCACTGCGCTTTTACGGATTGGCCGAGCTGTTGAAGCTCCTGCAGAAACGGTTAAGCCAAAACCAGCACCACGCAAAACCAAAACAACGGTAAAAGATGGCGCTAACTGATCTGCCGGATGTTTATCTAGCTGACTTTGGCGTTGATTGTGTCGCCGGCAGCGTCACGGGTAAGGGCATTCTTGACATGCCTACCGAGATGGTTGCAGGCGGCATGGTGCTGTCAACTGATTACACATTGACGGCAAAGGCTGCTGATTTTGGCAGCTTGATTTATGACTCGCAAATTAATGTAAACGGTGTTGCTTACACTGTGCGCGAAACGCGACTCGTTGGTGATGGGACGTTTTGCGAGCTTTCATTGCAGCGCAGCGTTGAGACACCAATGACTACATCAACCACGGCAATTGATGCTGGTGATGTTGACGATACTGTTGATGATCTAGGACTTGAAAAGTTAGACCCCGAGCTTGATGGTGGCACTGCCGGGTCTAGCTACATTGAAGGCAATACGGTGGATGGTGGCGCGGCATGAGCAGCACGGCACGAATCAGGTTGCGTCGCGACACTGAAGCAAATTGGACCTCAGAAGATCCCGTCTTGCTTGCTGGGGAGATGGGCATCGAAACCGATACCCGCCGGTACAAAGTGGGCGACGGCTCTACTGCATGGAGCAGCCTG